GTGAACATTTTGCAATGGGAACCAACGCTCTCATACAGTAGCAAACTGGACGTTGGTGTACGGACTGTTCCTTTCAGCCACAGAGGGTGACCGCCGTGCGTGCAGTCTCTGCACAGCCTTCGAAGGCACGTTAAGAAGCCGAGCTATCTCCTCATCAAGCGAACGAGTGGGAGCGGCGAAACGGATTAAATCTGCTCATCTAATTAGGATGATCGGCACGGGCAGCAGTGTAACATAGATGTCATCAGTCTATCGGGCGACACACCGCATACTAAAAGGGCATCATCAAATGAATGACGAAAGGGGCCTTTCTAACGACCTTGCGGCCGGGTTTCCCGAATCACTCAACGTTAAGGACACCGAACGAACGGCAGCCAAAACGAGGGGGGGGGGGCGCAACTCTGGTTTTCAGATAGAGCGCTGAGTGTTGCCTACGCGCTGGTCTACGCACTAAGCGTAATTTTAACGGTCTTGAGGGGAACCGAACCCCATGAAAAGAAAAGAAGATCAAGCAAAAGGGGAAACGAAAGATGGACAAAGATGTGTAGTCACAGTGTCATAGAGTTGAGCCAACTCAGAGAAGTCCCACGGTTGTCCTTGCACACATGAAAGAAGCTCAACGGATGAGCGCCAAAAGTCGGGACTAGCCTCACCACGTTGAACAGCGATGCGAGCACGGTAGGTCAGAGAATTCAAGTCTACGTGCAAAGATCGACGACCAAAAGACCAACCACAGAAGGTGGACGTGGGCCCACGATGCGGTTTCGGGAGGATCTTCCAGGCACGCGGATTGAACGTGGGTTCCGAGGGCCAGATACCACAAATGACAATGTCATCACCACACACCGCAATCGGCGTATTCTCCGTGAAAGCAATGGAAGCACCAATGACTGCCGTATTGCGCATAGAATTCAAAAGCAGTGTGAACCGGTCACCGGAGGGTTGCATGATCGGGTAGGGTCCGATGAAAGTTCTTGAATTCACTCGAGCATGCCTGTATGAATCAATATACCATTGTGGAATGGAGCAAGACTCCATCAACCAGCAATCGAATGCGAGGAATACACGGTCCATCCCTGTGTCCCAGCCAGTGTAGTCATTAGACGTGGTTTTAGCTGCAGGTTTCCAGTGACCACGATACCACGCCTTCAACTTCTGCGGGTCCATCCGATTGTTGTAGAGGAAATTGGACCTAAACCGAGAACGGAGGGAAGCTTCCAAGTATTCGGCCCACACTGCGTCTCTAAAAGTGCGAGACATGGCGACTCGAGCGATCATCTGAG